GGATAGCAAAAGACTGCGACCAGGCTGACCGCGCTACCAGCTCGACATCAGGGTCGCGCCAGCATGACAGCACCACAAAGCCAAGCGCACCATACATGTCGTGCTGCGCGCTCTGTAGTGCCTCTGTCGCATCCTGCGCCGCTGTCAGGGTGTCGACACCTTCGACGGCCTTGGCCGCCTCCTGCGCCGTCTGGGCCGCTCCCTGCGTCGCGATGACTACGCCTGTGTAGTACGTGGCCAGGCTCGACGCTGACGCGATGCTTGGGATGCGCAGGTGATAGGTCGAGTCGCCTGCCTTGATACGGAACCAGGGATAACCCTGGCGAGGCTGCGACTGTGGCGTCTGGTGCTGTCTCATGCTTGCTCCCTGGATTGTCTGGTCTAGCTGATGGCGATGACTGCGACGTTGCTGGCCAGTGTGCCTGCCAAGGTCATCCCATCGGGCGCCATGGACAGCGTAAACCCTGACTTGGCGTGAGCCTTGGTCATGGTGTAAGTCTTGCCGCCGCCGCTCGCTGGGATGATTAGCGCAGCGGTAAACTGCTTAAAGTCGGAATTCGAGTCGCCGGTCGTTGCCCAGTCGCTCGCGAAGTACCCACTGTTGGCAAAGACATCGACCATGACGGCCTCGGTCGAGTTGTCGCCTGGGTCAAAGACCTTCGCGCTGATGGTGATGGTCGACTCGCCAGTTTGACGGCCCTTCTTTACGATGTCGAGGAGGTCGCCGTCCGTGTTGGTCATGCGGTGTTCCTCGAACCCGGCATTCGAAATTTCGACGGTTCCCTCGGTCAGGATGAAGTCGTATGTCTTTGGCGCTCCGGTTGCGTCAGTGATGCGGAGCACGGTGCCGCGCATGACGGGAAAATTTGTAGTCTCGGCCATGTGGCACCTCGTCAGATAGTTGTCGTTGCTTGTATAGCGAATGACGCAGAGGCGACAAACGTCGACCCTACCTCGTTGATTTCGTAGCCGTCGCATACTGCATGAGCTGACACGCTAGACAAGGCGTCAGGCGTGTCGAGCAGGCTGCGAAGCGTGAGCGCATGGTCTAGCGCAGTGCGGCGCGATTGGTTGCGGTCAGCAGTCAAGGCGGCGACCATCGCGAGCGTGCACTCGTGCTCCTCTCTGGCGTAGCCGTTCGAGGCTGTCACACCAGCACCAGGCACCAACTCGACCGCCACCCATGACCCAGCACCGTGGGCTGGTATGTCTTCTGGGTCGCTGCCAGACGGCGCGACAACGAGGCCGCCTGCGACGATGACGGCCTCGATACGGCTTTGGAGGTCGGCGTAATCAGCCATCACTTACCCCGCTTGTATTTGTCGAGCGGGCTGTCTTTGGGCTTGGTCTTGGTCTTCTTGGTTGGTTTGCCGTATCCCATCAGCGGCCTCCGACAGTCAGGTCGATAAAAGCAGAGCGAGCAGCGTCAGCGGCGATGGCAGCAGCCAGACCAGCGACATACTCGGCCTGGTCGACAGCCAGCTCCTCGCTCACTGCGTCGACGATGCGAGGCAGTTCGGCGACGACGAACCGGTTACTGCGTGGCGTTCCTTTGGGGTGCGCAAAGCTCGCATAGGGCGCCTCGTTTTCGAGACGGATGTCGGCGACGAGTCCGGTGTCGCTTGTGTCGACGAGGTTCGAGCGCCAGGACGAAATCATTAGCCGAGTGTCGATGAGGTCAAGCGCGCGCTGTCGTTTCTGGGTGCGGTCGACCAGGCGCCTGCCAGCGTTTCGACTGATGCGTCGGTATCCTGTCCTCGCTCGCTTGTTGCGGCGCATGAACTCGACGACCGAGCGCGCTGGCCTCTGGCCGATAAGCGACTCGCTCGGCGCTGGCTCGCGCTCACCAAACCGACGCACCGCTGTCTCTTGCAGCTCTCGGCGTATCGTAAAGTGGAGCAGTCCTTTGCGCGCCATCAGAGCCCCCGAACGATTCGAGTGACAAACTTGGTAATGTCCTCGCCTATCTCGGCCCGAATCTCTTTCATCAGGTCGGGCAACCATTCATTGATGAAGGTGTCAGTTTTGTCGGTGCCTTTTGGGTGGACATACAGCGCATAGGGCGCAGCGTTGGTGATGGCGAGGTCGATGCCCAGGCCGGTGCCGGTGATGTCGCGCAACTCGGCGCGCCAGCTCGATAGGAACAGGCCGCGCGTTGGTGTGCCTCTGGGGCTAATCAGGTCGAGGCGTCGTACCAGCTTCCTAATGCGGTCGACGGCTCGCTTCCCTGCGTTCCTGACGATGCGTCTGGCTGCCGCTCGGCTGCGCTCGTTGGCTTGCAGGAACGCGACGACAGGCACTGGCAGCATGTCGCCGACACGCACGATTGTCGGTCCAGCGTCGCGAGGCTTTAAGTCCCTGCGCGCCCTTTTGCCGAAGATGCCGAACGCGACGTCGAGGACTTCGCGCTGCTTGTCGAAGCGTAGAAAGGCCATCAGATACCAGCGCCAAGGATGCCAGGACCAGGGAAGCCAGGACCGTCGACGCTGACCCGCTTTGGTGTCGTGTTGGCTACGCCATCGCCGTCAGTGTCGAAGCGAGCGCGCAGCGACTCGACCTCGGTGCGGAACTCCGCCTCATAGTAGTCGCGCCATGCAAGGCTGGCCTCGTCGCCGAACGTCGACAGGTAGCTAAAGACCTCGCGCCTGGCTGCGTACATGGCCGCATCATACAGCACGTCAGGTGAGTGCAGCTCGGCAGTCGCAGCCAGCGCAGAGTGCGACATCAGCCAGCGGACGACCCGATACCAGCCCGACAATATTTGCGACTCCCATGACGTCTGGCCTGCGGGGTACGTCGCGAGTCCATTGTGAGCGGCGACCACCTCGGCGTGAGTACAGGGAGCCGACAGCATGTCGGCACTGGTAACGAGCACCTGACGACGAATGGGCGGCAGGCTGGTCCCGCTGGCTACCGAAACGTCCCAGACCTCATACGCTGTGGCGCCGACTGCGAGGTCGGCAGGCGTTGCGATGGACACCGAGCCGCCTGAAGTCGTGCCTGTCGCCTGCGAGACGCCTGTCGCGCTGTAGAGCGTATAGCTGCCGCCGTCGTCGACAGTGACGGCAGAGGTGCCAGAGGCCACCGACAGCGAGCGGCTGATAGTCTCGCCTCTGACGACGATGGCTGGCTCGTGTCTCGATACCTGATAGGCCATGCGCTAGCTCTGGTAGAAGGGGTCGGATGGGTAGCCTTTGAGGCGTCGGACTGTCAGCGTCGGCAGAGTCGGCGAGGCGCTGCCATACTGCTCGATAAGGCTCTGTAGGTAGGTGGCCGCCGCTGTCTCGTCGACGCTTTCCGAGGTGCCATCGCGCCTGGTCGTCGAGTAGTTGCGAGCGAATCGAGCCACCTGCGCGAGTAGGATGCGCGCACCCTCGGCGACTGCACCGCGCCAGCCACCCTGGTCGGTGATGAGCGCGGTTATCACCTCGTCAGACAAGATGGCATTCTGCTCTGTGGTGTCTGCGAGGCGCAGCCTTACGCGCCCAATGTCAGTGGCAGGGTCGAACGTAAAGGCCAAGCGTCACCTCAGGCGAGGGTCTGGATACGCGAGCGGATAGCCGACAGGACTGTCGACCGAGGTTTCGCTCGTGCTTGCTCAATCTGTAGGCACCGAGCCAGCGCGCCTGCATTGTCGCAGTCGGTGATGGCTCGACGCACATCGGACAGACGACCCGCCATCATTGCAGACGGGTCGTAGTCTGGCCGAGGCGCACTAGGCTCTGACTCGCTCGCGAGCGCCGCACGAATCGCGCGAAGCTCGACCAGCACCTCTGCCAGCAGCATGACGCCCAGCGTGCGAGCGTCACCACTGCCAGCAGGTAGGTCGCCGCTGACGATACGGTCAAGCCGAGCCTGGTGCGCCGACTCCATCAGGACGCAGCCTTGTTGGCCGCGACTGCACCGCGCCAGTCAGTGACGACAGCGCCGAAGCGAATGAAGCCCTCGAAGGTCACCGTTCGGGTCGCTTCGTTGACTCGCGTGCGAATCTCTGGGATGCCGCTGTCGTAGACAGTCAGCCCAGGGTCATCGGCGAGCAGCCACCACGCATCAGAGTCGTCAGTCAGGCGGTCCCAGATGACAGGCCGAAGCAACCCGCGAAACGCATTCGCGTCGTTGTTGGTGCCACCAGGCAGAAGGTCAGACTCGGTGATGGCCGCGACGCTCTGGCGCATCGAGGCACCTGCGAGCAGGACAGCAGGACGCACGGTGATGGGCTGATACCGCTCGTCGTAGGCGTTGGTTACCGACATCTGCGTGTATGCGGCCTGCACGTTCGTCGAGTTGAGCGTCCCACTGACGATAAGGTTCGCGCCAAAGCTGCCGGTCGAACCGGTGAAGCCTTGCGTCGGGTGCTCGTTGCCTGCTGCTGCGAACCATGGCTTCCCGTCGTAGATAAAGCCAGGATAAGCGTCGGGCGTTCCGCGATACGCATTGTTGAAATACTTGGTCGAACCAGCGGCGAGCGTCCCCTTCTGGAACATGCCAGCCACGAAGTCGTTGCGGAAGCGCGAAGCAGCCAAGGCGACACGGCGACCCCAGTCGATGACATCGCGCACGAGTCGCGTCTCGGCATCGCGGAGCATGAGCATGTCCTCGGTGACAGTCAGCGCGGTCGCGAGCGTGCGGAGCTTGCACTGGCGCACTGGACCCTCGCCGATGATGTCCTCTGGGACGCGCTGTCCTTCTTCGATTTCGTGCAGGTCACCGAGGCCGATAGGCATGACCTTACGGTCGCCATACGGATAGTCGGTCAGCGTCTCGACGCTAGGCGCGATGATTTTCGAGGCAGGCACCAGCTCGCGCCAGACCTC